TCCAAACATTCAATACTGAATTTTTGTATTGTTGTTTGAATTGATCAGCTTGGACTTTACGCACCCAAAGTCGTTGTTTTGGATCATCTCTCACTTCAACATTCAAAATGTATTGTCCATTTGCCAAACGACGCAATGCGTGTATTTCGCAATCCATACCACTATACATATATAGCATTGGTCCGCCACCAAATGGCATTATTACGCCATAGTGTCGTTCAATACCACCTCGTCGTTCTCCAATATACGGACCGTGACGGTATCCGTATTCAACATAATCACCAGCTTTAAAAGTTACCATTTCAAATCTCCAGTTCAAGTATGAGCCAAAAAGTCAATGTGCTTTTTGCAGTTCATGTAATAATTATAGCACCAATTTGGTGAGATGTCAATGACTTTTTAGCCATAAAAAAGTGTGGCATAAAAGCCACACTTTGGAACTCTCAATTATGCTGACTCATTTACCAATTTGGTTATTTTAGCAACAATGTTTTTACCATCATCAGCGGTTAACATAGTTTCAAACACTTCATTAAACTTGTCAGCGTCATATACTTTTCCCAACATTTCGCATTCGCGTTTGAGTAATTGCTCACCATAAAAACGCAAAATCTTTTGGGCTACTTGTTCGTTATTCATTTCAAATCTCCAATATGAGCCAAACGGTCAATACGCCATTTGCAGTTCATAGTGTTAGTATAGCACCAATTTGGTGAGATGTCAAGTGGATTTGTGTTGTATTTTAGCCACAGCATTATCCAAAAAGACAGTCACTGATGTGTTGCCGTATTTCGTGGCTACGTGATTCAGTTGACTTGACCACAGCGGCATTGACTCCATCCCAATATATGAGTTCATTACCCCATGGGCCTTTGTAGCTGGCATATGGAGCAATTTTAATTTTGTAAAATAACTTGTGTCTTTGATTTCTTGGAACAAACTCCGTGATATCTCCATCAAGCAACAACTGCTTGATCTCACTTGCTGATGCCACTTGGTGTTCACTAAGAAGTATGTGTTGTTTCATTTGGTCTCACTAACAATGATGTCTTGCAGACATCAACTCATTTCGCTGTCGCTCACTCGTAATCGCTGTCGCTTTCTTCTAAAAACATCTAGATCTCATTTGACACATACACATGACTTAATAATTGACTTTTAACTTTCTGTAGATTGTTTAGTCAGACGGAACCTTTTTACAGGTTCCGTCCTCTTTCTGTGAGTTATCTCAGCCAAGACTTGGGAAGCAGGTAATTTTTATACACCATATGCTAAAGGACTCTGTGCTTTTCCTTCCTGCCACGATATGCTTGTTAAAGCATTCTAGACCTCGTTCCTAGTGTCTAGATGTTTATAGCTGGTGTTGTCGTATGCTAACATTCATACTATATCAATGCGTTGGTTATCTTTGCTTTCAACCTCTGACCCACTTCCAATTTTTCAGGATAGTTGCCGTAGCAACGGGGGTGCCTCAATATGTCACGTGTCTAGTTATTACCCTAGTTTTTCCACAGCGGTATTACAAACTGGCCCGCTAACCTTAGGTGTTAGATGATGATGTGCCTTGATACAGTGCCTTAGAACTCTAGTGATTTGTTTTTGGTTTATTTCGTGGCCTAGTTTTGAATCTTTGAGAAATCTACGGAATGTTCGTCTTTGCCTAGGAGTCAGTGATTCAGCGTACTGCAACGCCATGGTTGCTAACTGTAGTGCTTGATTGAGATATTTTTGAGTTGCCATCATGTGCCTTGGTATTTGCCTGCTGATAATATTTATCACGAGATAAAAATAACGTGATAAAAGTGATATCACAAAAGGCGAAACGCCCAAGGCGGACGTTTCTAACAGAGCGGTTTCTCAATGGCAATAGAAAAACTCTTTGGTATGACAGCAAGCCCATATCCAGGTAGAATAACGGAATTGTCTCTGCTCATGTATTTATTTGTCTGAGGTAGAATCTTGAGATAATGTGATTTTTTTAGCAGATTTGTTTTCTAACCACAGCAGTTTGGCATGCTGGGCAAACACGTGAGCAGCTCTGCCCATGCTCACTGAGAATTTGCCAGTCACAGGATCACGATAGAGATTGCATTCCACACAGCGTTCTTTGCGATAGGGCATTTCATTTCTACCAGCGGCGCAGAACTTGATTTCAGTGCGTCTGCCTTGTTCACATAATTCACCACAGTCACCGCAGGTCACTGCTTGTATTTTGATTTTGGTGATTTCTGGAGCATATGTGGGATTCACACCATTGAATATTTCTAAGAATATTTTGTTGTGTTCTTCCTCGTACAAGTCCTCAAGTGAAGCACGGCCTTTGCCGCGAGCCTTTTGCTTGGCTTGTTCAACTTCCCATTCTTTGAGTTTGGGCACACGCCATTCTGCTACTTCTGACAGTTTTTGTTTGAATACTTCATCGTCCATCACATACTTATAAGGTGTCTTTGAACATGCTGACTAAAAGTGGCACAAATGTGGCACCACATAGAATAATTAGAATGGCCCAAATTCTATTGTCAATCCTATCTACCTTGCTTTCCACACGGTCAATGTCTTCAGCCATGTGAGAAAGATGGTTGGTTTTGATTATTTCAATCTCTTTGGCCAGTTCTTTTAAGGTAGCCATTATGCTGAACGCCTTTCAACTTTGACTCTAAATGTGCGTCTGTCAATCAAACCATTGGCAGTGGTAATCTGCACACTCACTGAATATACCTTGCCCTCTTGCCCTTCTTTGAGTTCCACATAGGTAGTGGTTGTTGTACGTCCCTGCGTGTGAATGGCCAAAGGATCTGGATCATTGGCACGAGCTGTGATGACATAATTGCTGGCAGTGATAGTGTCACCTGTGGGCAACCAATCACTCCAGTCAAATGTGTAAATCAATTGTGCATTGGTGTCCTTGCGTGTGGTTAGACCCTGTATGCTTTGTTCAAATCCTGAAATAGCCATATGCTTCTCCTAAATTGTATGTATGCGAGTTTATTGTCTAATTGTATGTATGCGAGTCTCGCCTTTGATAACATACACTCTTGTTTCACCTGGAATAACATACACGATGTTATCCAATCTTATTTCACGCACTGCAGCCACAAACTGCATGGCTGACGCAATTGTAGCCTGAGCACCAACTCGTTTGCCACCATTGCCTGCGAGAGCAAATGCTGATGTCAACCCAGCACCAGTGCCACTGATTTTACCAATCACCACAGTTAAGACACTGCTGGTCACAAATGTGGCACTTGTTGCTCGTGTTCTGCTACTTATCGCTGTGAGACTTGATACCACTGACAACTGTGCTTGTATGCTAGATATTTCAACTGCCACTGTGATCTGTGATACAAATGCTTGTAGTGTGGCGGTGGCTACTGTGATCCTGTCAGCCGCTGTGGTGATAACAGCGGTGTTGCTTAAAGCGGCACCAACATTTCTTATGCGTTTAACTGCGATGCTGGCAGTGGTAGTTGATGTGGCTGACAGTATGCCGTTGTTGATTTTGTTTGCAACAACCGTGAATGATCCTGCAATAAACGCAAGGAATTCAATTTTTGTAAGATTGTTGCCAATGGCAGCAAGTTGAAAATTTATTGCAACTGTTAAGGCAGTGCCTCGCAGTCTATCTGCTGTGGCACTGATGTTTGAAGCAACCGCAAAGTCAGCTGATGATATTTTTGCAACAGTGCCGTTAGCTGACAAGGTGCTGACCACAGTGACAGCGGCATTGAATTGTTTGATACGTGTAGATGTAGACGCAACAGCAAAGTCAGATGATAATCCTGCTGTGGCTCCAGCGTTTCTGTTTGCTGTGACAGTCTGTGAAAATACCATGCTGTCATCTAAAATAAATCCAGCTGTTCTTACCACAACAGCAAGTTGGCTCACAAAGGCAGTGAAACCAGCAGTAAATGGTCTTGTTCTAGCCACATTTGCTGTTAAACTACTGCTGACTGCAAGGTTTGATACCCCACTGGCAGTTTTGATCACTGTGGTGCTGATACTGCTTACCACACCAAGACTGGCGGCAGCAATGCGTAACTTATCTGCATTGACTGTTAATGTGGTATTGGCAAACGCTACGAGGTCAGCACCCTTGATGTTGGTGATAGTGGCCTGCAATGAACTGTTGACAACCAATGCACTGGCTGCACGTACTGGCCCACTCAAGGCTGCTGAAATTGTAGCGACTGAAGATAATGTTGATGATGCTAATTGTGTTATAGAAACATCATCAATGTAAGTTTGATCAAAATGACTCAACAATAACACATTGGTTTGATCTGTAAAACTCCATCTGCCTGGCGGCGTAAAACTTGCAACAGAACTGGCTGTTAAGATTTCTTGTGTAATCAGCAGTTCATCAAATCTCACAGGCTGACTGCTAAAACGTCCTAATCTTAGAGGTGCATTTAGCGTTAATCCTGCTATGTAGGTTCCTGAATCTTTGGCAATGCGGGTTCCATCAAGCCACACAGTTAGACTTGATCCATCATCTAAAATTCTAAAATGATACCAATTATTATTTGGATAAGAATTAACAGCTAATAATTTTCTATATTTTTCTGTGCTAACTCCAGCAATGTATTGATCAATAACAATTTGTCTTAGACCCGCACTATTACTAGGATTGAGCTTAATTTCTTTAAAATTGTTGCTGTCTGTATACCAACTTAAAATAGTATTTTGATCAAGATAACTGCTAGACTGTGTTTCATGATACCACCAAAAATCAATGGTTTTGGTTTTGGACCAGTCAGATGTGCTGGCATATGTTAGATAATTTGTATCTTGAAAACCTTGACCATTGTAAAAATAACTGGCTGTGCCAAATTTCTTAATGCTTGTGTCAAAAGTCAGTGTGCCAGTTATGGTAAAATCACGTGGCCTACCAGTGTTTGTATTCCTACTAATTAAAATTGCACTGACCGCAGTTAATGCTGAAGCTGCCAATGTGGTTCTGCTAACATTAGGAGTTATCACAGCAGTGCTCTGCAACTGTGCTGACAACACACCTAAAACAGTTGGTGAACAGGTCAACGCCGCAACGCCAGTGCCAGTTAGGTGAGCATCACGGATCTTTCTTGCTGTGACTGAGATAGAACATGACACAGACAACGCAGCCTGTGCTAATTTTAGTTTGTCTACACTTGCCGCAAAAGAAAACGCAGCCTGCGTCTGTAAATTGACATCACGGCTGCGGAGTCCATTAATAATGGCAGAGAATATGCTGTTAACATCACAATCACCTTGTTGAATTCTTTGAACATTGGTAGCAATATCAAAAACTGAGGACGCAGTGATGTTGGTGCTGCGAATTCGTTGAACTTGTACAGCAATGGCCGCATTACTGAACGCAAATAAATCAACACCTTTAATGTGACTAATTGCCACAGTTTGTGTGAATGTTGAGCTTAATGCAGCCGCTGCTTGTTTAATTTCTCCACCACTGATATACCCAACTGCTATGTAATCAGGGATGTAGTAGCCAGTGGCGTCAGCAATATCACCTTGAGCTGCGAATGTTACAGCCACAGGCAATGCTGCCACAGCCTCACGGATCACAGTGAAGTAACTGGCTTCTAGATAACCTTCTTCAAAATAGAATTGATCCATTAGTATTCCTTATAGACCTGGAGTAAAAGTTGCTGTGTATCTACAAATATTAGATACTCTTATTTCATCAATGTATCCTTGGAAGAATGAATTTGGATTAGTTGATGGATTATTATTAATATTCACCCCAATACCAGTGGCATCATTTACCGTTAATGTTCCTGACAGTGTTCCTGACGATCCAACCTGTGTTCCATTGAACCATATTTTTGTTGTTGATCCACTTCTTGTAACAGCAATGTGATGCCAAGTATTAGAAGTTATTGTCAATCCAGTTGCATTGATATTCAATGCTCCTAGTGCATAGAACTGTATTGCGGTGCCTCCGCTAATTGCCAACAACCAAGCATTTTCCCAGTTACTGATAAAAGTTCTAAAACCACTACTATCAGTTTGATAAACATATGCTTCTATTGTAAAGTCACCTGTGAATCCAAAATCTGCATTTTGTGCAACTGGGACTTGCACAAACATATTATTTCCTGATTGAGAAAGATATAATGATGATCCACCATATTTGGATTGTGCTGTTGAAATCACTCCACCAGTGTAGGCGTTAGCAGGATCAAACCCAATTGTCTTGGCGGTCCTACCACTGCTGTTATCATCTGTAAATGATGTAGAATTATTAGATCCATTGAAGTGTGCTAATAAAACTGTATTGGCGTCATCTGTAAATGCTGATGCCGTTGCCACGCTGGTGTCATTGATTGTTATTGATGGTGTTGTGGCAATGATGTCACCTGATGTGCTGCCAATCCTTACTGATGCAGTAAATGTTTCTGCACCTTCTGTGGTTGTGTCTGCTGTGGGAGTCAATGAAAAACTACCTGCATTGCTGGCCAAACTAAAACTGCCACTGCTGGTAGCAAAGTCACCACTGTTGGTTGCTGTATAATATAAAGTTTGATCTGAGGTATCTATTGTAGACACATTGAATGTCAGGCTGCTGCCTTCGTCAACACTTGTGGCCGCAGGTGTTACGGTTAGTTGTGCATTGTCATCTGTGAGCACAGTTGAGGCATTGGTGCCATCTGCGTGAACCAACAACACAGTATTGGCATCATTGACAAAAGGTGCTGTGGGTTGTGTGAATCCAGCAGTGGCATATCTCACTATGTTGCTCCAACGCATTTCATCAAGATAACCGTTGAATGGTGTATTGCCTGTGGTTTCAGCACCTAATACCACCTTACGCCAATGCCAATCCCAATTGGCCAATGTGCCTGTGTGAGTGACCTTGAGCACACCGTTGATGTATCCATAGACTGTGTCACCTGATCTCTGAACACACAAATGATACCAAGTGTCAAGAGCCAGTGTTTCACCAAAATCTATATACCAACCAACACTAACAACACCAACACCTAGTCTATTTGAAAATGCGTTGCCGTCGTGTCCTATAAAAATGTCATTTTGTATTTCACCGCCTATGTATTTGCAATTTTGTGAAACATCTTCATTGACCCAAAATTCCCAAGTAAAATCTTGATTGTCTGCAAAAGTAATACTGTTTGCGGCAATTGCATAGTCACCTGTGCCATCAAAGTATGCTGATGATCCACCAAACTTTGATCTTGCGGTAGATACTTGTGCATTTCCTATAAATCTAAAATTATTTTGACTGCGACCAATGCCGTTGTCATCTTCAAATACTGTTGATGCATCTGTGCCGTTGGCGTGTATCAATAGCAGGGTATTGCTGTCATCAATGAATGGTGTGGTTGATGGTGTAAAGGTTGTGGTATATCTTGCAGTATTACTGACACGGATTTCATCCATGTGTCCATTAAAGAAATAACTTGAATATTTGGCAATTTCAGCACCATATGTGCCATAGTCAACAGCAGTTCCAAAGGTGCCTGTGGTCACTGAGGTGCCATTATGATAGACTGTGATACTAGATCCTGAACGAACAAAAGCCACGTGATACCAAACGCCTGTGCTAATAGCCACGGTGTTGAGAGATACTCTACCTGAGCCGTTGGCAAAGTAGTCATAGACTGTATTGGCACCATTATAACCAATATACATCAAGGTGTTATTGAAATTGATCAACGGCACTAGGCCACTTCCTGGTAATGTTGCGGCACGATACCAAAGTTCAACTGTAAGATCAGTTAAATCTGCTCCAGTAGATACGGTTAGGTAATCACCAGTGCCATCAAATAGGGCACTTGCACCACCAAACTGGCTTTGAGCAGTATCAACCTGTGCATTGCCTACAGCAGTGATAGTTTTTTTTGCTCGCAGGACTTGACCAGTTGCAGCCACTGTGAATGAGGCACCAACCATTGAACATAGAAAGCCACTCATTATGTGACATTCCCAGAAATAATGCAGACTGTGCCTGACAAGAATAAAATGTTGCAGAGTCCACGAGTTGCAAGACTCACAGTGGCCTTGTCAGTGTCAGTGCCTGCAATATAGGCAGTGGTAATGGTGCAGGTAATGGTTATGGCTGCAGAATGATTGTTGGCAATAACCACAACATCGCCTTCTGCAAATGTTGCATCTGGAATAGTGATTGAACCACCTGAGCCTACTTGAACATACTTGCCTACATCGCCTACTACCAAAGCATAAGAAGTGGTTTTGGTGCCTACTGCTGGCAAGTCTCTAAAACCCACAGGGTTGGTGCCATCCACTGTGGTGTTGGTTAGATTACCACTTGCTGGTGTGCCTAGCACTGGAGTAACCAATGTTGGTGAAGTGGCAAATACCAATGCACCTGTGCCTGTTTCATCTGTAACTGCTGAGATTAAATTTGCTGAACTTGGAGTGGCTAGGAATGTAGCAACACCTGTGCCTAGTCCACTAATACCTGTGCCTATTGGCAATCCAGTGGCATTAGTTAATGTAGCTGAACTTGGTGTGCCTAGAGCACCACCATTGGTTATAACAGCACCTGAACTTCCCACGTTGACTGCCAATGCTGTGGCCACGTTGGTGCCTAGTCCACTAATACCTGTGCCTACTGGCAATCCAGTGGCATTAGTTAATGTAGCTGAACTAGGTGTGCCTAAAGCACCGCCTGATACTAATGGTGTAGCACCGCTTGAAGCGGCAGTTAATCTGCCCTGTGCATCCACAGTGATTGACGCATAGGTATATGCACCTGCTGTAACTGCGGTATTGTCTAGATTAAGTGTAACTGTGTCAGTGGTCATTGCTGATGAAAGACCAGTGCCACCTGAAATTGTTAGGGTATCATTGAGATCTAAACTTTGTGTAGATCCTGAATCACCTGCCACTGATATGGTAGCATTTTGTAAGTTGGTAAAGTTTGCATCACCTTCAACGAAAGTTAATGCTGAGCCTTTACCCGCTCTTGTGACGATTGTTGGCTTAGCCATTAAAACTCTCCTTGTAAGTAAAAAGAGGGTGCTAGAACACTAACACCCTCTGTGAGTCTATTAGGCTAGAGTAATAGAAAGATTGGAAGCAGAAATCTGGAAAGTATCGCCGCTTTCTATCAACTTGGAAACTGTGACTGCGCCATGGAACAATTGATTGCCACTGGTAGAAGCATCATACACTGCAAGGTGAGTGATAGTACCCCATGAGTTACCAGCTGCTGGGAATGTCACCGTGGCTGAGTTTGTGGCTGTGTCATCAGTGACTGTGAAAGCCACGGACTGACGAGCATAGTTAGTGCCTGTGCATTCTGTACCGCCGCCTGCATCATTGGTAGCAGTGGTGAACAATGCCACATAATGAGCAGCAGGACGGGTTGCTGTGGTGTTGACGCCTAATAGGAATTTTAATGCAAGATTTTCTGTAAAGTTTGATGCTGCGGACATGGTAGTCTCCTTGTGTTATATGTTGTCTACTCAGACAACATATGGTTGTCTGTTGGGAGCAGTGCTCCCAATGTATTTATATGAAACCTCAAAAATCAATCAATTTCAGCAATAATCACTGAAAAAAGCAGATAAAAGATTAATAATATCCAAATATGGCTGCTCTGGTTCCTGTGATGGCAGTGTTTGGTGCCACAGTGTTAAAAGAAGTGATTGGTTCTAACAATGTTCCGCCTAGTGTTGCTACTGTGCTTATTGATCTAGTTGATGTCACTGTGATAGAACTTGGATTGCCTTGTGAAACGCTAAGTGTCAACGGCACATTGGCAGTAGGCTCACCTGCAAAGGGCACAGGCATAAATGCACTCTGAAGCACACTTATGGATTTTAATTGCCCTGTAGTACCATCATATGATCCGCTCCAAACCACAGGAGTTGAAATATATTGTCTAACCACATCTGCTGGCGGTGTAGGCGGTGCTGCTTCATTGTCTAATACAGTGATACTGGTTGATACGGTAGCGCCAGTTGCACATGGGTTGGCACTTGAAGTACCAAATGTCACAGTTAGGCCCTGTGTTCCTTGATAAACTCCATCATCTGTGGTTGAGATAGTCAAGGTTGCTGTGCCACTGCTGGTAGTCACTGTGCCACTTAGTGTAGGACTTGATACCTTAGCTGTGGCACTTCCTGATATAACATATGGGATCACAGCATTAAGAGCTACACCACTTGCTGTGAGTGTGACTATTGAACTTCCGCCTTCTGTGATGCTGGCATTATTAGGGGTGGCTGAAACTAGACCTGAGTCTGAACTATCATAAATTTGTACAGTGGTGCTCAAACCGCCTATGGTCACTGTGGCAGTTTCAAAGCCAGTGCCACCGCCTTCTGCTGTGGCATCATTGGTAGCAGTAAATGTCAAAGAGCCCACACCATTTGTCACTAATACATTACCAGTTAGTGCTATGTTGATGTCACCTGCGGATATACCAGTTATAGTGTATGCATAATTTAATGGGGGAATGTCAAACAAACAACTGGTGCAACTGTGTCCAACAGTGATGGTCTTTGAGGCACCTTCACAGAGTGTGCCACCTGCGCTTATGGTTTGAAGTGCTGGTTTTTTGGCACCAGCTAACACTGCGTCTAATTCTTCAGCTGCGGTGTTAGCGGGTTTGGTCTGTCTTGAATATATGGGATTGCCATTGGCATCAGTGCCTATCTGATTACGTCCAAACAATTTGTTCAGCAAGTTGTTGGCAATACCTAGACCTATATTGGCAGCAATCATTCTACCAATGCTGCCAGCCACACCAGCATCCTCTAACTCTTTGATCACATCATTCTGCTGTCGTAGTAAGATGCCTGTTTTTTTGGTTCTTTCTTTGAACACCAAACCAGCGGTGCTGTAGACATCTGCGCTGTATTCCATGCCAGTGATGTTGATGCCAATGACATCATCATCTACTTCTTCTATTTTGGTAACGCGGAATACCTTTGAGCTAAAGCCATACATGGCAGCAGTCACATCAATGAGATCACCTGCCTTTAGACCAAGACTGGTGTAGTCCGTGGTAAATTGAATTATTTTGTTTAGGCGTTTTTGTTTTAGTTCTATGGCAGCAATGTATTGAGCCTGTACAGGATCATTGATCAACTGACTCTGTAACTGCAGGGGATTTTCAATTTCGTTGGGCAGTCTGTCGCCTGATGGTATCACTACTTCTACAAAATCAGTTTGATCTCTTAGACTCTTGTGTGGAAATTCAAAAGTAGCACTGTTGTATAATTCATTGACACCAGTCTCACTCACTGTGATGGCACCAATGATGTTTGAATCACTGTAGCTTTTGATACTGGAACCAGTGGTGTTTATGACCACTGACCATTTGCCTTGGCTGATGTCAAAGGTCAAGAATGCACCGCAGGCATTGCAGATATCATTGAGATTCTGCAACACAGTTTTATCTGTGCTGATCACACCGTTGATTTTTAAGGGAGCATAAAGTGTTGGCATATTTTTTTAATCCTATCTTTGGTAAGCTACAATAACAATTCTGCCTTGGCTGCCAGCACCGCCTGCTCTACCGCCGCCGCCGCCTGCTCCGTAGACGTTGGCATTACCTGGACTACCGTCTTGACCATTTAAGTCACCCACAATACCGCCTCCACCATAACCATTTTGTGCTGATCTTGAATTGCCATTGCCTTGACCCCCACGCCCTAGATTGAACAGTTGTATTGCCCCACCTCCGCCACTGTAGGGCACACTAAACGTGTGAGCCACTGCTGCACCACCTACACCATTAGGACTTCCTAGACCTACACCGCCTCCGCCACCTCCGCCACCTCCGCGTGATGAGCCACCAGTGCCTGTAAATGAGCCTGCGCCAGCATTGCCATTACCACTGGTTCCTCCCACCTGCGGCATATTCCCAGTGGAAGTATTGTAAATTGAAGTTGCTCCCAAACCACCAGCAGCAGATAATCCTGCAAAAGTTGTTGCTGTGCCATTTTTTCCTGAATAAACTTCAGTCTTTTGTGAATTAGGAACCTCGTCATATGGTATAAATGTGCCACCTGCTCCACCTGCTCCAATCACCGCATTATAAGTTTGATTAATCCATTGTTGATTAACAGCAGTGGTCACTGCGGCGCCGCCGCCGCCTGCACCATTAAAGGCTCCGCCGCCACCACCACCACCTACTAACACAATTTCATACTGTGAATACAACAACAACTCAGGAGTTGGTGTATATGTCTGACTGGCAAGAATATTAATAAGCACTGTGGCAAATGAATTAGCTGCGCCTATCAATGCCACAGTCTGAGAAACTTGTTGCACACCATTCTTGAACTGTGTGTAAGTGAATGTGGTGTTGCCACTGAAATTCACAGTGGGGTAAAATTTCACACTGCTGAATCTGTCATTGATAAATGTTTTTGTGCCAGTGATACTCAATGGACTTGATGCTCCACTGTCTATGACTGGGCTGAGACTGGTTGAATAACTAAATGTGCCATTAGTAGAATTAAACACCACAGTGTATGAGGGATTAGTAGCATCATTGTCACTGATTTGAGGAGTAGTGGTTGCAAAAATAGAGTTGCTGGCATTGGCCAAGAAATTGCGATTCACATTCATATTAACAATTTCAGTGTCAGTGCTGCCAATACTCACAACCTGCACCTTGGTGGCCGTGTCTGCTCTTGGCGTACTGCAGGCATATGACAGAGTAAAATTGCTGGCAAAATCCACACCTGGAGTTATTGTGATCAATGACAGTCTTGCATTGATTTCTGAGCGTGACCCAGTTATGGTTAACACCTTTGTGGAATTGTTAAATGACACTGTGCCACCTGAACCTGTGACTGCGATAGTGCTGATAGCACTTGTGGTGCTAGGTGTAATTGTGTAACCATATGTGCCAGTGCCATCAAACCCTACGTCATTGATAATAGGTGCGCCTGTGAGCAAAAACGCAGTGTCTTCATTGTAGTATATCTGAACCTGTGTAACCGCTGCTAATATAGCCAATCCTGCTGATATCAAAGTTTGACTACGCGAATCAGTGACTCCATTTAGATTGTTAGTAACACTATAGGTCAAGGCAAAATCTACTGCCACAGCGTTTGCATCAATTCTTAGACCATTTATGCGACTGTTGACCTGTGTTCTGGTTCCTGAGATAGTAATAACTTTGGTAGATGCATTCACTGAGAATGATCCACCTGTGCCAGTGGTTGTGAATGTGTTTATGCTGGAAATAATACTTGGGGTTACGGTCACTGTAAAAGTAACGCCTGGATAGGCAGCATCAAGATTACCTAAATTAGGAGCACCAGTGATAGCAGTCACTGCACTTAGCGCATAGACAAACTGTGTAGGCGCTGTGAGCAACAACACGGCATTCACAGTGACTGCTGTGGTCCACGAACGAGTCTGTCCACCGTCTAAGGCGCTGACATATGATATAGTTGAAGTGTAGGTCCATGCACCTACAAAATCATCTGCAAAATCAATCGTAGGTGATTTGATAAGATCCCAAGTGGCCTTGTCTGTGAATCCTGTGATCACATAGACTCTTGGCGCAGTTTCAGTCACTGTGACACCAGCTGGCACACTGGCATATGACAAACTGGCTGAGGCCAATCCTGATAAATCAATTTGATAACTTGGTGTGCTGTTGGCGGCATTTAATATTTCTATAATATCAATGCCTACGCTGCCTGTAATTGTAAAACCTCTGTCCACGCTCTGTGTTTGATTTACTGGATTTGGTCTGTCAAATATCACATTGGCCAATCTCACATCAGTGTAAGGCAATGAAAATCCGTTGACAAATCCATTTAATTCTGTTAGGCTGTTCATGCGCTGTAAATCTCCTGATCTGTTAGTCCCGCACCGTATCGTGTGGATTTCATGTAGTCATTTAGCACATCACCAGGTAGAGTCATAGAATTAGTTAGTTTAAATTCCAATTCACCAAGACTGGTGATGTTTTTTTCTTTGTTGTATTCAACAACCACAATGGCAAACACTGTGCTGGTCATGGTGTGATTGGCTGTCCATCCTGGGAATACACTATAAGCATATCCCAAAGAACCATTAGCATATCCCACAGGTACCACAGGTGAACTACCGCCATTGTTGAAACAGTAGATGCGTATGAGTCCATTCATGGTGTTGTCTGTGTTGCCGTCCTCATCAGTGGTGCTTAGAACTGTGAGTCCGTCATTGTTGAATTGAACTTCGTTGCTGTTCAAATAGATCTTGTCAAATGTGATCACACTGTCTGCGCTGTCTGAAAGTTTGATGCCTGTTTTCTCACAGATGGTTATGCAGTAGGTCATGGTCTTGTTGTCATTGCTCATTACAGCATCTGTGATAATGCCTTTGAGATAGCCAGTGCCATAGACCACAGGTATGCTGTGATTGGTATCTGGACTCATCTGCTCACGAACTGATCTATCTGGTTGTGAAGTCTGCGATGCCTGAGGCAAACTGCTTTTCTTGTTTACACTGTTGCTGACTTGATTAACAAGAAATCCCAGTGCCGCAGTTTTGGCTATGCTGGATGCAATGTTTGAACTGCTGACGCTGTTGTATATCTTGGAACCAAAGTCAACCACATCATCTAAGAAACTCATAGTTTGGCTCCAAAGTCAAAGAAACTGTTTTCTAGTGCGGACACGCGATCCATGCTGACATCTGTGGCAAAGAACTTCTTGTGGCTTTCACTGTTGGTTTTTCTGCTGGCTATTTTGTTTTCTAATACATCAACATTGCTGGCACAGGTAAACACTACTGTGTTAGAACTGATTCTGTTTTCAATGTCATAGTCTTCTTCATAGCCAATGTTGTTGATGTAACCACTGAATCTTATGATAGGATTGCCAGCAAGACTGCTTAGGAAAGTGTCGTTGCTGGCATTGTACAATCCTCTGAGTATGACCACAGGACTGCCTTTGATGCTGGAAGATAGTATGTCAGTGATACTTGAGTTTGGCACACCACTGATGCTGATGCTGAGATCCTGACCACTGCTGCGGATTTCACTGTTGCTGCCGCTGACTGCCAACAGTTTACCAAGTCCAGTGTAGGTGCTGCCGCTAATGGTTGTAGCTGTGATCCTATCGCTGAAGAGCAGAGTGCTGGCAGCAAGAGTAATCTTCACAAACAGGTGTGTCTGTATGGCATAGGTGCTGTTGAGATCAAGCACTGCCATTATAACACCTCTTGAAACACAAACGCACCGCTCCAACTCACTTGGTTGCGAGCAAAAATAACCCACTCAGGAAATTGTATGCAGCGAACGGTATAACTTTCATCACTGGCTGGTGCTGTGTTGCCATAATACCAAGGAAACTTGGTATAGGGTATGGAAATTGTTGCAGTGGTTATTCTATCTAGTGCTTCTGCCGCTACTATATCTGTGCGGATATCACTCCAGTAGATACCATCTGGAACTTTGATTTCAAATCGTTTAGGCTGTGTGCCACGACTCACAGTTCGCACAATGCCGTCACGTGCTGTGGTGCTGGCAACCATGCGTTTGCGATTTATGCTTAGACTTTCTGATCTGTTTACGATCCATTGAAAACTCATGTATTATCTCCTTGCTGGCACAGTTTTGCCACCTTGCATTGCTACTGCGTGTATGAAGCTAGGGTCTCTGGCAATCATTTGTTTGAAGCTCATGGCATCCACAGCAGATATATTGTAAGTGACATTGCTGCCACTGGTTAGTCCACTGTTGGGCACCATGCTGCCTGCTGAGTTTGGAATAAACAATTCTGGACCTCTCTCACCAACAATGTATGGACGACGATCACTAACAGGACCACCTGCTGCCAATATGCCTGGTATGATACTGCCACCAAACAAGCCGCCTCCGCCGCCCTTGACTTGATTGCCTGACATGGTAAACAGGTTGGCCATGGTCTGGCGAATCTGACTGCGCAGTAGATCTTCTAGCATTGAGTTTACAAACTCTTTGAATTCAAACTTACCAGTCTTGGCAAACTTCACAATCATGTCTTCCATGCCCTGTGTGGCTTTGCGGAACACGTTTTCTACATTCTTGGCAGCATTGGTAGCATCATCAACATAATCATTCAGTGCTTTCTTAAGACCAGTCAGACCATTACGGCTGGCTTCATAACTTTCAGTTTCTGCTTGTTTAAGTTCTTCAATGCCTTTTCTTGCTGTTTCATAATAGGCCTTGCGTTGATTTTCATCAAGATTTTTGCCAGTACGAACTTCTTCTGCTTGTATCTGTGCTTCAGCGGCATCTCTGGCAGCTTTCTCAATGTCAGCATACTTCTTGGCAATGCCGCTGAGAGTGGCTGTGCTCATTTCATGCTGAATGTCTCTGATTTTCTTTTGTAGATTGAATTGTGTTTGCAAACTGAATTGCAGTTGATTGTATTCAGCAGTGCTGGCATTCAATGAATCCTGTGCAGTTTTTACACCTTCTATGCCTTGTCTAGCGGCTTGATAATATTGAGTGGCTTCACTAGGATCTAGTTTCTCACCACGACGTGCTTCTTCCGCAGCAATGGCCGCTTCTGCACTACGGCGAGCAGCCAACTCTACTTCTAGATAACCTTTGGCCTGTAGTGGCAATAGTTGCATAGCAGAACGTTCTGCTAATTTGTCTGCTTCTAGTTGCAGTCCTATGAATGACTGTGTGTTAAACAAGCTGAGTTGTTTTGAACGTTCATCTTTGATTCTGGACTCTACCAATCCATCAATGGCTGTTTTCTGTGCTTGGTATTCTTGTGTTAATTTCTTCTGTGCTTCTTGAAGTTGTGGGATAACAGCAAGATCCACAGGCGTGCCTGCTTGGCGACGTTGACTTATTTGATCTTGTAGTTTAGATAGTTCTTGGTTGAAAGTTTTTTCAGCAGCGAATCTTTCCTGTGCTGCCAATTTCTGTTTGTCAGTTTGATTTATTGCGGCCGTGTCTAAGGCAAATTTCTTATTGGCCTCTGCATTTGTTTCCTTGTAGCTTTGCAGGATTTTCTGTAGTTCACTGGCAATTTTTTGATTTTCAGTCTTGATTTCTCTTAATTTTGCTGCCTCAGCTTCTTTTGCTGCCTGCGCTTCTTTTTCAAATTTAGGATCTCTTGTGCCTCTTGACATGCCAGCTTCAGCATTTCGCGGATCTTCTAGACCAAATAATTGTTTTAGTTTATCATAAGCATCGCTGGCATAGTCTGACACATAAGATAATGCCACACCCAAGGCACCAAGTCCAGGTATGCTTTTAACAGCAAATGCTCCTAGGTCACTAAGGTATGCTCTCAGCACCTTCAATGTGCCAACAAAGATGCCACCTAGACCATTTAGTTGTCCTGTGACAGCACCAAAATTACGGAATAGATTTACCACCACTGCAAAGCCTGTGCCTATGGCCGCAGCCCCTGCTGATATTGCACTAAATCCTGCAGTGACCAATGCCACTGCTCTACCAAGAATAAAGAAGCTGGCAACCACTGTGCCAATCTGCACTATGATTTTGATAAAACTACCAAATGCTTCGCCTGCGGTATTGATGCTGGCAGCAAGTTTACTAATTGGTTCCAAGGCCGCTAATAATTCTATCTGTAATTTCTTAAATGCTGATGCAAAATTATCACTGGCATCACCTGCGGCTTTCACTGAGGCAGCACTAACGCCACTCTTCTTGATAAATTCGTCAAGGTTACCATTGACTTTGGCAAAGTCTACACTGGCAAAACTCTTGCCAAATATGTCAACTTGTAATGCAGTGCGTTTGGCAGCATCACCTGTGTTGGCCAAACCTTGTACGGTTCTACGCAATAGATCTTGTTCACTTAGAGTTTCTAACTCTTTAAATGTTATACCTAAACTAAGAAAAGCGTTTTGACTTTGTTTGCTGCCATCTGCCGCTGCCGCTAGGGTCTGATTGAAACGTCCTATGCCAGTCAATGCACCATCAACACTGCCACCTGCGGCAGCAACGGCACTGCTGAAGCCCATGACATTCTTTAGGGCCATGCCGCTGGCATCACTGATATCACTGAGGCTATCTGCTAACTGAAAGGCGCTGCTAACAAAGGCACCAATGGCCAAGCTACCTATTGCAGTTTTGAGATCCCCAAAAGAAGCCTGTGTTTTACTAACTTCTGATTGTAGTTTTTGCAGTGGTGATATACTGCCTGTGACATCAGTGGTTATTGAATATCTTAGATCGCCCGCCATATTATTTCCTCAACATTTGTTTAGTGATTGTGGCAACATATTTCTCTGTGGGCTCACTCATGCCCTTGGGTGCTTGTTTGCTACTGCCTTGATCCAATGCTTGAGCGTAGGCATAATCAGCGTGTATGGTATTGTTTTTCAGCACAGTGCGACGACGAGCATTGCCTTTGTCTATGGGTGTTTGACTGACAAAATACTCATAGGCCTTGGCAGGTATTGAAGAGATCCTTGCTTCAAGATCTTTGAGACTCTTGGTCATAGTATTCTGAGTCATTCTTATATTGGTCTTCACGGTGTGTTATCTCCTTGCATTCTGTAGCATTTCTAACAATTCATCGTTGCTGTAGGTTTTATCTAACTTACTGACCTTGCCGTCTGCTTGATCCTGCTTGTGTCTGAAATATCTTGCTGATAAATCCAACACATATAAATCAAATGTTGTTGCTCTGCTCAGGGCCTCGCTGGGCAACAACCCATATTCCTTGGCGAGATTGTTGAGAGTCAGCATCAAACTGGTGTCAGTGCTGTCCCATTCAACGTCTTGCCCAATTACTTTCCCAGAGTTTCAACAACCTTGGCAATGACTTTGATTAAAAGATTGCTGGGCAACATATTATCATCTTTGATAATTTCTTTGCCTTCTTCATCTAATATCAATGTCTTGACCAATGTGATCATTTCTACAAGATTCTGCTGATCTGCATTGGCTAATCGCATAAAGATATCAAGAGGTTGGCGGTCCCAGGAATAAAATTCAACTGGTTCGCCGTATTCTTTGACCGTGGCTTCATCGTCAAGAGAGAATACTATAAGTTTGGGTTTGGCTGCAATTTGGGAAAGTTTCATCTGTTAATCCTTTTGTCTATGTATCATTGTATGAGCAACTACTAAAATAAATTTCAGTCTGCTCTGAGCTTTTTCTATATCACCCTTGGCACACTTTATTTCATTAGTGCATTTGGCAATCTCTGCAATCAGACTTTGAAGCAATTCACTGTCTGACTTTGAATCTAAAATATCCATAAATCTTTTACCTTTGTATTTAGTTAAGCATAAAAGAAAGGGGGTTTTTACGCCCCCTTTCAGTCTATCTTACGATAGTTCGCTCCCAGGTATTACTTAGGAAGTAGCAACCAAGTATTCGCCTGTCACTGTGATAGTGATAGGTGATACCCATACAGGTGCATCTGCTGATACTGTTGGTGCAAGACCAGTGATAAAGCCTTGTCCTTTGATTACTCTATCTGTAGATGAATTTTCACGCATCTTCAGTGTAAAGCAAATTGGTGTTTTGTTGCGGCTTAGACCTAATAGGCCTTGTTCTGCAACTGTACCTGACTGAGCAGCGGTGATAGTGGTGCCAAAGAAAGTAGTATCATCAACCACAATGTTCATGCTTAATGAATTTGTAGAAGTTGTTGCTACCTGCTGTTTAGCACTGCTGTCTAGTTGACTCCAAGTAAAAATATCGTTGGCTGCGTTAACAGTTACGTCTTGGATTGCTGGGACTACCAACGGTGTTGCGCTTAAAGCAATTGCTGTCACAGGCGCTGTGCCTGTAATTGTAGAACTGGCAGTTGTGTCAATTGATAGAACAATTTGACTTGATGTGCCTGGTCCTGGATTAATATACGCCATGGTGTGGCTCCTTATGTTAGTTTAATGTATCGCAATTCTATTTCTGTGATGAGTTTGTCTGTGTCAAAACTGGTGCTGACATCTACTTCTCTACTGGTGAAACCACTGGTAGTAGGTAGAATGTCTTTGGCAGTTCTAACAAATTCAACAACTTCATCATAGTTTGGTGGTATGGTTTTGGCATCATTGGCAAAATACACAACCACAGTGATAGTATCTCTAGTGATATTAACACCACTCAAAGTTCGTATTAGACTCTCTGAAGTAGATTGATCCACATCTACATAGATCTTTTTCAAGTTCTTGATGTATAGTGGCACACCGCTTTCACTGAGAGGCAATTCACTGCTAACAATGAAACTGCCTAGACTCAGGGTCTGCAAGTAATCAATTACTGAAGCTCTCATCTAACTCTCTTTAAGTTAAACTGGCCTGGTGACTTTTCAGAACTTGCGATTGTGCCGCTGTCATCAAAGTCATACCAATCACCAGCTGTAATTAATTCACCAAACAAACTTTCTGCTCGTTGTGTGTAGTAGGCCATCTTCTGGCGTTCTGCACTGTCTTGATTACCAAAATCCGCTATTGATGGAAGGATATATTCTGCCAATGCAGTGAACACACATAGGTCTGTGAAATCACTTTCACGTGCTATGATTCTATCTGGATCCAAAGCTGGGACGTCTGCCACGGTATTATATACTATGGATGCGTCACGCTTGATGTAATAACTTCTCCACCAAGCACTGGCTCGCAATTTGGATAAAATGCGATCCGTGGCTCTGATCAATTGTTGTTCAATTGCATCGTCAGAAAGGCCTTCATTAGCTTCAAACAGTCGTTGATCTTTATTCACGACGTCTTGAAACTCCGCAAAACTAATCACTGTTGATGATTCTATTACGAAGGCCATGTTATTCTCCTAATTATGCTTCAATGCTGGAATCAAATATTCCGCATACGCCAGCAGCATCATACAATTCACCAACACCATAGATTGCTGAACCAACTAGGTCAAAGCCACGCTTGGTTGCTTCGCGCTGTGATTCAATCTTGATGTCTTGCATCATTGCTAGACCAAATGCATCACGGTGCATAATCAAGTTAGCATAGTCACCAGTTGCATTTGAAGAAGCTGTTGACTGAGCAACTAAACTGCTTTGATACACTGGAACACCACCTAACATACCCATAAAGCCATTACGCAATGCGTCATTACCAACCATTGACGCAGGAGCGGCAAAAGTAGATGTTAAAACGCTGGCAACATCATAGGCCACATTAGGGTGTAGAACGATAGCACAATCATTGGCTGTATCGTAACCTTGGCTGCGTAGTTTAGCGATGGCCTGGAAAATCAATGCTGGTGTAGCGGCAGTGCTTACGCCACCAACTGTTACTGATAAACTGTTAGCCAAGGCCAACAAGTCTGTGTCCATCTTGCGAGCAATTGCTTCGCCAAACAAACGACCAATGTCACTGATAACATTAGAACTAGAAGCCATAATAGCCAAGTCACTGATCTGTGCAGTTAGACCAACTTCTGATACAGTTAGTGTAGCACCATCTGTAGAGATTGCTGTGAAACTAGGTGCAGTTCCTTCAGTCAATGCTGCCGCTGTCTGCTTGGGATAGATAGGAACTGTAACAGTCTTACCTTGGCCTGCTGACAATGTGTAGTTGCGAACAAGTCCACGCATGATAGACTTCTCGCTGGCCACGAATAATGCTTCTGCAACGATACTTGGCAATAGGTCGTTGAGGGTTGTTGTGTTAGTAATAGTCATTTAAGACTCCTTTAGTTAAGTTAGGAAAGACCCTGTGTCTTTCTATGTTCTCTATACAAGGCACGATGTTCTGGATTGTTCATATCTAATTTAGACACGTCTAATGGAGCATTCGCCTTGTTTACAATATTGCTTTTGGAATTTGTAGTTGTAGGGTTAGCAAGTTTGAAATGCGGATTGGAATCTAAGAATTCTCGCACTAGGTCCTCAACGCCAAGGCCTTCACCTTTGTCATTGTAACGGACACTTCCCTTTGCATCTACTACTTCTACATCACCATTATCATTAAGTCTTACATTTGTTGAGAGTAGAGCCTTAACCTGTTCAGCATTTACCGCATTATATTTGGCAGCGGCTGATAGAATAGGCACATTCACTTTGTATTCTTTAATGACACTATCTCTCTTAGAGATTTCAGCATCTTTTTTTGCGGCTAATTCTTGTAGTGTCTTTTCAAACTCCCCACGCTTGATTGCTTCTGCTTGCTGTTTCTTGGCAGCTTCTTCACGAAGTTGTCTAAGTTCAACAGGGTCGCCTAAGTCTTCATAGGGCTTCAAGAGTTTCTTTTCCAACGACCCTTTCATACGGGCCATCATGTTGTCTACTTCTTGCTGACTATAAGTTTTTGTCGCTTGTGCCTGATTTTCAGTTTGTTCAGTTGCCGCATCAGTTGCGTTGTCTGTTACCAATGTATTGTCTGACATTGTACATCGCCTCCTTGGAGTGTTTAATATGTTATTTATAGCATCTCACCTGAAATGCTGTGTTATGTAGTTATCTTGAGACTTTTAGTCCTCAGCCAGTTTTGATCTTATGGTGTTTAATTCTTTGCGGTTCTGCTGGATCAATACTTTTACTGGTGTGGCAAAGTCTCCATATCCTGGATATGAAAACAACCACTCACAAAGAACATCCTGTGTGTCTAATTCTGTGGCCATGGCTTCAATAATGCTGTCAGGATAGTCCATGACATACATCCTAGCAGAATACTGACCAAGCCCTGCGATAGACTTGCCTGGAACCCAATCAACTATGTCAATTAGGTCACGTTTGTATGCTGCCAGGCTCCAAGGACACTCTCGTTGAATGCTCTCAAAGTATTCAAGCCAATTAACGCTTTGGTGGCTTCTTGCCTCGTCCACGGCCTCTGCCCATTGCTTTTTTCATCATCGCTCTCTCCTCTTTGGTTTTATGTGTGGGATGTCTGACCTCAGTGTGTGATGTTGTTATATACTCTATGAGATTTTGTGCAAACACTTTTAGTCTTTGAGGTGTCATCCTTGATCTTGCGGTGTTGTTTTCTATCTTGCCTAACATTGAATTACAGCCCCTATGGAGCACTTGCCTTAATAAGCCTGATTTGTGATCATGATCCAACACAGCTTCTGTGGGTTCAATGATATCACCACACAAGGCACAGGTGTAATCCTGTATGCCCAGCTGTCTTATTCTCCAGTCACGTATTTCACTGTGCTTGAGTTTCAAACTACTTCCTCTTCTTCATACGGCTCCCACTTGGCACACCAGTAGACTGCACGAACTGGTGCGTCAAACTTGGTGCAATACATCTCACCTGGCTTGTAGTATGCACAATTGTCACAGTTCTGACCTTCAGGAACCTCTGGATTTGATGCTGGTTGATAGGCTGCTGGAAGATTTGCATTGATCTCTTCACCATCTGGATACGTTCTACCTGGCTGTGGATTAGGGTCTATGAATGGTAGATATTCTTTTTCTTCACCCATCCACTCTAGGATATGCTCATCAATCTTGCGTAGAACTGCAGGATCAGTGGCGGTGTTCTTGGCCAATGCCAACTGCTGGATCTCACTGCTGGTATCACGTATGTTGAAGCTACCTGGATATTCAATGCTTCCCATCCATTGTTGACCTTGATATCTAAACCACAGATCCCACATCTGTTCTTCTGCTAATTCTAGATTGTCTGCCTTTTCACTGAGTCTAGCGTTAAGCAATTGAAACTCAGTCTCCATGGCAATGCCACTCATTGTGCGGCTTTCAGTGGCACGAACCGCACCAGTGTTGGCCATCTTGTCTATGCTGGCAATGGTGTGATTGATAGACTCATATATTGAACTGATAGAAGCACCACCAAACTCTAATAGATATGGCTTCAAGCCTGGATCTAGATTTTCTGGCATATGGATTATTGATCCAGCACCAATGCCTGCCTGTGTTTCAGGTGTCTTGACAAGGCTGGGGTGACTATCCATTCTGATTGATTGTTCTACCTCTGAGGTAGCGTTGTAGATAAATTTCTGTGCATCAGCAATGTCAGCAATGTCTGACACGCCAAAGCCGCGGATTATTGAACGACCATTGTAGACACACACAGCTGGGATCATTCCCAAGCCATTGACTTCTGTTACGGAGTCAACCAACACACCTTTTTTGGTATCAATCACTGTGGTAGTTATGGTGTCAGGGGTCCATACTTTTACTGTACGTAGATCGCCTGTGGTTTCTTCTAGATAGCGTAAATATTGCAGTGTGATTTTGCCTGATGGTGCTCGTTGATGCTGCCAATCTAACACAACCATTGGGGTTAGTAGACTCACATATGGGCGAACACCTTGTGCTTGCTCGTCTGCCACTGTGGTAGCACCTACATTGGGCTTGCTTACCATGATCCAAGCATGTCCAAACACTGAGCTCCATGTGGCCACATCCTTCATAAATGCGTTTAGGCTACGACCATCTAGGTCAGCATCACGCAAGAACATTTCAAGTTCAAAGGTCATGCCATTGTTGTCAAAGTCTCTCTTGGGATCTTCACGGAACAAGAATGAATTGTAGACTGATATCACTGACTGACAGTGATTGTCCAAGGGTGTGGTTTTCAGTCTGGCAGCATACTCTCCATCTGTTTCTAGTTGATAGCGTGTGAGATGTTCAGCATCGCGATATTCTTGTCCACCAATGTATGATTCTAGCAGATACTGCCATTGTAGTGAATAGGTCTGATACAAGAGATTGCCTTGTAGCAGTTGTTTTAGTTCATTTGACAGCGTCTCTATGATATTCATTTTTTATCCTTATTTTGCTAAACTATGTCCCCACCTTTGTGGGATCAGTAGTTCAGGGTCTATGTCACGGCGCACTGGGAATAGGTAATCAACCATATACCCCAATGCATCATTCATATGGTCATAGC